CTTTTTGTTCTTCTTTTTGTTCTTCTTTTTGTTCTTCTTTTTGTTCTTCTTTTTGTTCTTCTTTTTGTTCTTCTTTTTGTTCTTCTTTTTGTTCTTCTTTTAGATTTGTAATTGTGTGATTATTGTTATTATTCATTAGTAATATATATTATACTAGAAACAAAATTTCTAATTTATAAATATTTTATGAGATTCAATTTTAAATTAATATAAAATTGATAATATTTTATATTAATATAAAATACATAAATTAATAATATTTATGACAAGAGAGAGAGAAAAAACATTATATCCTACAAATTTAAAAAATGAAACAGATTTGCGTGAATTTATAAAAAATGTTTTACTTAATTTAGATTTTCCATCTTATAAAGATAAAGTAAAATATTTATTACATCAATCAACGATACCAAAAGATATTACTGGAATAATTTCTGAATTTGTTTTTTGTAACAAATACCAATGGAATGATGCCAAGAAAGAATATATTAAAATATATTCACAAGATTTACAAGATTTTGATACCTTTATACAAAATCTAAATAACAATGATAGAAACAAAATATTATATAATTTAGAATTTGAACGACAAATGAGAATATATGAGAAAGATAATTTTAAACATTTTGAACATGTAAAATTTTTTAATAATGTTATTTTTTTAAATAAAAAAAATAAAAGAAAAATAAAAATAATAGGTAGTAATAAAATTTTTTTTTCAAAATCTCAAAATATTATTGATAAATTGAATATGTATATACATATACTAAAAATAAGTAATATAGATATGTCATATAAAACTTATTTCCCAAGAGAAAAATTTTCTAAAAATGAAATAAGAGAATTTAACATTATGTATAATATTGAATATACTAATGGTATTAATTTAAAACATTTATCTCTATATTTAAGGAATAAGGTCGAAGAAAATTGTATGCTAATTTCTCCAGGATTTAGATTAAATTTGGATGATAAATTAACAACAATTACATGGAATTTTAACGTTCATACTCGTATGAAGAATGAAAAAACAATCGATGGATTAATTGGCTGTCATACAGGAGCACTTTTTGGATATTTTTGTCAAAAATTAATAGAAACGATTAGAATGGGTATGTTACAAAAAATAAAGTATGATTTATTAAATATAAATTTATCACTTCCACAAAGATAAAGATTTTATAATTTGGACTGGTTTAAAAACAAATTTATTTTAAAAGTAAATTTGTTTTAAAAGTAAATTTGTTTTCAAATATAAAAGTTACCAGTCTTCTTCATCTAAAACATCTGCCCATGCTTCTAAATGAATTTCCGCAAAGGTAAATCCAGGAAAAGCATGTTCTTGCATTTGTCCATCCCATTGCATAATATATTTATCAGCAATATGCCAGACTTCAACAGTCCAACTTCCATCTTCATTTTTATGTAAATCATCTGGATTACAGAATGTAGCATCCTGTTGTCCACCAATAATTCCAACTTGACGTTTTGCCTGTTCAATTAATTCATCATCAGTAGGTGCTACAAATTCGGAAATTATATTTCCAATAATAGTGTTTGGTACAAAATAACGTGGTCGATAATAATAATTCATTGTATTTATTATTCTAAATGTAAAAGAATCTTTATGTAGGGTTAAAAATAATCAATTTTAATTTTTTTCTATCTAATAATTATATAATGAAATATTTAGCATATATCGCTTTACATATATTGACACTTTTTCATACGCTAATTTGGATTTTTTTTGTATTTGGTTGCTTTTTTTCAAAAACTATTGCTAAATTAAATCTATTTATAATTTTACCTTTTATTTATTTATCATATATAAATAATCAACACCCATTTGTCATACTTAAATTAATCTTATTAAGAAAATATTATAAAGATTTACCAGATATTCCAGTTAATTTTAATGAAAAAGATTTTAATCAAAATGAATATGAATCTGCTCTTATACAATTACAAATTTTAGAAGATAACTTATCATCACAAAATAAATTAACTTCAGAAGAAAAACGAAATATAATAGTTTATTACCAAAAATTAGAAAAATTTTATGTATTACCACACTATTTTAATTTATTAAAAATACATTTTGATGATTCATTCCAAAATCCTTTAACTCCCCAAGGACTATTAATATTAGGAGCTATTTTGAGTGCATATACAATGTCAAATAAAAGTCCAATAACTATTGTTAAAAATATTTTATCAAAATTATTCTCGGACTGATTTATATATATTTATTCATATGCAGTAAAACATCTTTTAATTACAAAAGGATTTTCAACATTTGGCATATAAATAATAGATTTATGTCCAAAAACAATTGAATCGTGTCGTTGTGCTAAAATTCTTTTTTTTTCAGAAACCATAGCATAATTTTTAAAAATATCCTGATGATTAATAATATAATCAATTCTACGGAGATGTGCCCATGGTTGTTTCTGAAAATGTCCTTTAAATAATTCTTTGAATAATTTATCTTTTTGTAAATTATCTAAAAAAGCAAAATCATAAATTTTTTCTAAAATAACACTAGGCAAATTTCTGTTACTCGCAATAAATTGAGATTTATTCATTATTATTATTAAACTTGTATAATTATTTAAATAATCGATTTTAATTCATATAAAAATCTGGATATTGTTCATTTGTTCCATAATTTAATTGGAATGGTCCAAATATACGATATCTATCAAATTGAAGTCTATCTTGGCGACTATAATAACTAACTGCTCTTGCTCTACTAGTAAATACACCAATAATCACAAAATTTAAATCATTTCTAGGAAATATTGGTTGTTGAGGAAATATTGGTGGAGATATTGGTGGTGATATTGGAGAATGTTCAGGTGGATATGTTGTAGGTATAATATCAGGATGTTGTATAAATGGTTGGCGAACAATATTTATTCTAACTAAAACATAATATTGTGACATACTAAAATAATAACTAGAAATAGAATATTATTCTTAATTATTATTGGACTTGTAATTTTTTATTTATAAATATTATTTACTTATTGTAATTAATTCTCGTATATTTTGTCCTTTATACGAATGAGTGGCTTCTATATATGCTTGATTTGTTTTTTGTATGATTAGTGAAAATTCATCAAAAATATATTTTTGTATATCATTATTGATTTCATTTTGAAATTCAAAATGTAAAATATCATATTCTAATTTATCAAATTCAATTTCTTTTTTTTCATTAGGTATGAAAAGAAATTTAGGATTTTCTAATATAAAACTCTGTTCATTATACATTCTTTCTATACCAATAGATTTACCAGTTAAGATATTATTTAAAATTTTTGTTATAGTTCTTGATGGAGTTCCCTCACCTTTTAATAAAAAAACTAATCCCATCCATATATCGCCCATTGGCATTATATGTTCAATTCCATATCTTCCAATACAAAGTTGATAATTGCTCAAAAATGTATTAACCAATTTAACTAAAAAAAAAGAATTCTTACCATAAACCATTGGTACTGACGACCATTGATCTTTTTCATCAAAATGATGAAAAATTTTTCCAAAAGATACATAAAATAAATATTTATCATTACTATCTAAATTTGAATCTAATAATTTATCAAAAAAAGGAGTAGGTATATTACGCCAATCATTATGATAAGTAGAAACTAGATGACAAATTGATAATGGAATTTTATTAATTTTTTTTAATGTTTTATATACGACATTACTTGATTTAGAATGATATAAATCAAATTTAAAATTAAAAAATTTTTTCATTATTAAATATCCATCAGAATCATATTCTGAATTAATTTTTCTTGCTAATGTATCAGAAACATGTTCATTATCATAAAAACGATTATGACTTGTTAAATAAACACCGTTTGTAAAAATTAATATCATTTTAATTAATACTATTTACTATTTACTATTAATTAAAATAAATTATTATCGATTTTAATTTTGAATATTATGGTTCTTCATCGTCTTTTTAACACCTCTTTATCCCTGTGTTCCAGCATAACCAACATAATTTAGACGTTGAATATGACCTGGTGGTTGTAATTGTTGTACAGGTTGTAATTGTTGTACAGGTTGTAATTGTTGTACAGGTTGTAATTGTTGTACAGGTTGTAATTCTATACCTTGAACAGGTCTTTGTTGATTATTACAACATCTTAAAGGTTTACAGCATTCACAGCAATAGATACAGCAACATATACAAGATATAATTAAAAGAATAATAACAATAATTACAATAATTACAATAGTTTTTATGATATTATCTTCACAACACATTTCATTAAAAGAATTAACTTGTTCTTCAGTAGAATCAAAATCTCTAACAGTAAATTCTGTTTCATCTTTAACATCGTCATAAGAGCGTCCAGACTCTAACTCTGATGATCCAATTTCGCACGAATTGGAAGCTTTTTGGTTTGATTCTTGACCACTCCAAATTAACATTAATCTAAAAAAACTACATGTATAAGTAGATTCACTTTCATCTTCATTGCCATATATAGATTCTAATTCTTCGATATATCCATCTGATAGAGATGAAATTAAACAATTAGTATAAGATGATGACGAATCCTCTGTCATATCTGTACCATATTGACACCAACAATCAGCTCCATAATAGCTATCAATATCATATGCCATATTAGCTATTGTAGCTGTAGGACATTCAGTTAAAACTAAATGAACACATTCATCACGTGATGAAACCATACCAGCCAAATGTTCTCCATAAGTATTGATATTATTTCGAACCCAAACGCAATTCTCATCATTTGCATGGGAAATAGTATTAAGTAATATTAAAGAAAAAATATTAAAAATATTAAAAATGTTCATCATTTTAATCTGGATTTTTTTAGTTTGATAAATAATTAAAAATGATATCATTTTTAATTTTTAATTTTTAATTTTTAATTTTTATTCCTCGCTTATTTTCCTTTTTTTAGTAGGTGGCTCGGATAAAATATCATCTTCAATTATTGTAATTGTTTCACCAATTATAATTGTTTCAGTTATTTCATTTATTTGTCCTGCTTCTCCTGTATCATTTGTTTCTATTTCGTTGAAATTTCTTTTTTGTCCAATTAAATTAACTTTTTGAGTTAAATTTAACATATCATCATTTTGTTTAATTAATAATGATTGTATATTATTTAATTTGTTTTCAATATTTTTATTTGTTAATTTATTTTCAATAGTTACAGATTTAATAATATTCATAGCAGAATTTAAATTTATATATAATGTATCTTTATCGGGAGGCTTAATATTATTTTTAAATGGTTTATCTTTTATGTGATTAATAATACAATTAAATATTCCAACTGATTTTTTTGTAAATAACCAGGCAGGTATTTTTGATCCAAATCCTCGAGTATAAACATAAAAATCATCTTCATGAAAATGCTTAAAAATATTATATACCATCAAAAAATTATCCCAACCTTTTACCATTTCATTTATAAAAAAATTTATAACAACTTGTTCCCGATTATTATAATCACGTATCCAACAAAATGGACCACCTCTTACCATATTAATTCCTTTTTCTTTCATTCTTTTTAAAGTTAAGAACATTTCATAAGCAATTTCATAACCATGTTTTTCATAAATTTTGCATTGTAAAATATTATTTTTTATCTTTGGGCGATAACATTTTACATATTTTGCTGAATCATCAGTTTTAGTAATATGTTTCCAAAGTCTTTCTGGTAAATTATGAATTTTTTTTTTATAATGTGTAAATCCAATATATGTTCTTTTTTTATGCAAAGATAATTCATATATATACTTTTTACCGAGCACTAATTCTTGTTCAATTTTAACTTTATTAATATCAATCATTTTTATATATTTAAAGCATAATATACTTATTACTTTTTTCAAATTATTATTAAGAATACTAAATTAAATTAAAAAATATAACATATATAATGAATTTAATATCAAAACTAAAACAACTTTTTTCTAGACCAAGAACTACTGTTATTATTGTAGATACAATTGAAGATGTTATGGAACAATATGGAATGAATAGAAATAATAATCATATTATTATTTTTACTAATTTAAATTCTCAGAAAGATATATGCCCAATTTGTCGTGAACAAATGATAGCAGAAGTAATATCAACAGAATGTAATCATAAATTTCATAAAGATTGTATAAAATCATGGATACAAGTAAGTCATAGATGTCAATGTCCAATGTGTAATCAAAATTTATACATTTAATAAATTAATCAAATCACATTCTTCATCCTTGTATGTATTATTGATAATATCATTAAATTTATCAAATTGACTATTAATATCTTCAATTAATATTTTTTCTTTTTCTTTTTCTATTATTTCAACACTTTTTTTAGCATTAATTATATATTCTGACAAAATATTTCCTTTAGAATTTATATACAAATTAACAAATGATGTTATATCTTCTTTTCTTACTTTTTTAATAATAGTTGTTTCAAAAATATTTGAATATTTTTCTTCTATTTCATATATTTTTTGTTTAATTTCTGCTTGTTGTATTTTTGTTTGAAGTTTTCTTTTTTTACGAGGAAGTAAAGATGTATTATTTAATTGTTTAGTTAAATCATCAATATTGTATTCTTCATTTAGTTCATTTAATAACCTTCGTTTATGTAAAACTCTATTTTTTTGAAAAATGTTAAAAGCAAAATTATATATATTAATTAAATAATTTTTTTCAAAACTTTCGTCAAATTCAACTTTATTTTCAGTAAAAGGATGGAAAATTTCAAGAACATAAAATAAAGATTTTGTTAAATCAAATAATGTTTTTTTATTAGTAAAATGTTCTTTTATTTCTTCAAATTTATTAGTAAGAGAATTAGAAACTTGTTTAGTATTAATATTTAAAAATTTAACATTTTTTTGTAATATATTGATGGGTTTAATATGTGGAAGATATTTTGTATCTTTTATACCATATCGGTCTAATGTTATATAAATTTTTTTATTTTTTAATTCATCAATATTTTTTAATATTATTTTTTTAATATTATCAATATTTTTATCAATATTATTTAAAAATTCTTCATTTTTTTGCGTAATAATTTCATTATGATATATTATTTTTTTGGTTTCTAAAATATGTTTTTTAGTTGTGGATTTTTTTCTTAAATCTATCTCTTCTTTTTTGAAATTTTCTTTCATTTTTTTGAACAATACATATGTAGTATTAAGATTATCTATAATATTTTTTTTTCTTTCAATATATATTTTATTATCATATTTTGAAGTAACTGTTCCTACATGTCCTTTCCACCTTCCATTTATAATTTTTACAAAATTACTTATTACATCTTCTTCATTATCAATATCATTAATATTTATAAATTTTAATAAAGTTTTAGAATTAGTGATATTCTTTTTTTGTGAAATTTGTTCTAAATCATAAACAATAATATATAAAATAGAAAGAATTTTAAGAACATCAAATTCAATTTGAGTAAAAAATTGCCGATATAATTTCATTAATTCTTTATCATATTTTAATTGTAAGACTTTACTATATGATACCGTTGACAAAAATGGATGTTTTAAATATTTTGCAAAAGTATTATGGATATTTTTATTCATTGTTTTTTTATATTCATTATTTTCACTAATCGTAATTACTTGTGTAGATATATATTTATTTTCATTCATATTCAAATACATATATATAGTATTTATCCATCGTTTAATATTATTAAATTTTAAATGTTGTTGTAAATTTATTACATCTTCGAAATTTATTTGCGATTGTTGTTCAAAATCATCCATTTCAGTATAATTATTATTCATAATTATACTATCATTATATTCATCTGGTTCATTAGTTTCACCATATTCTCCATCCCCTTCTTCATCTTCATCTTCATCTTCATCTTCATCTTGCTCATCATTATTGATAACGTAATCTTCAATATCATAATCAAATGTTTTATATTTTGTATCTAAAATTTTTATTTTTTTAATCAACTTTTCTAAATTATTAATATATTCCGTTTTATATTTTATTTGTCTTGTTATTTTTTCTTTTTCATCATCTTGCATATAAGTTGAGATAATTTTTAATGATGATACATGATCAGTAGTGTTATTTATTTGTTTCTGAATTTTATTAATATAATTTTCAATTGGTTCAGTAAGATTTTCATTTGTAAACGAAATATTAAATAATGTATTATAAAAATTTTGTTGCATAACATATAATTTTGATTTTGAATGAAATGTTAAAAGTGTTTCTATTATAATTTGTTTTTCTAAAACCAATTGAGTAAAAATATCTTTATCATTTGATGTTTGTAAATTATTATAAAATTTTATTTCATCAGATGTTTCTAATAAAATTATTCGATTATTAATTACCTTAAATAAATTATGTGTTAAATATTTATCAAAGATTTGGATATATCGTTCAATATAATTTTTAATTGGTAAAATATATTTGATAGATGATATCCATTTATTGAAATTTTGTTCATAAAGGGTAATATATTCAGAATCAGTTAATGATATAGTATGATTTATATTATTTGAATTAAAAATATCAAAAGAATATATATTTTTTTTATCTTCCTTTCCGAAATAATGTATAACATTTTCAAATAAATTTGAGAAATACGCAATAAAAATCTTACGATTTTTACTCATCATTATATTCCATTCAATATTTTGTAAATTTTTCTTATTTTCATTTTGTAATAATTTTTTTACTAATTTATTGTCAATTGTTTTTATAAAAGTAGTTATATTGGTATTTTTGTTAATGTAATTTTTATGTAGTTTTTGGTAATGATTTAATTTACAATTTTTTAAGAAATCATCATAATATAATTTTAATTCTTTTTTTTCTAATTTACTGGTTAAGGCTGATGGGTTTATAAATATTTTATCATTTTCTATATTATTAATAATACTTTGTACTTCACTTTTTGTATCTAAAATATGTTTATTTGTATAATCTAATTGTGATTTTATTTTGTTTTGAATATCTTCTGTAAAATCTTTTGAAGATAATATTTTTTCAAAATTTTGGTAATATTCAGAATAGTCTTTTAAAATATTTTTAATGTTTGTAAATTCTTTGTAATATGCAATTTGAACAATATATTTATTTTCAATATCATCTTCAACATTTGTTATATTTTTTTTTACATAATATTCAAGAATATTATTACATATATACGCATAAGTTTCATGTCCAACTTTATAATTATTATTTAAGTTAATTCCTATTGGTAATAAATTATTAGATGATTCTCTTTGCTTTTTATATTCTAGAATATTTCTACATTTATTTAGATAAATTAATAATATGTTATACGAAATATGTATTTTTTTAGTATTTTCATCATAATATTTAATTTGATCAATGTTTTCATTATTAATAATATGATGTTGATCACAGTGTTTTTTACATTTTATAATACCATTATTATAATTTGAATTTATTTTATTAAATAGTCGCTTTATTGGCGAACTATTATTTAAAATTATTTTATTCAATAGATTTTTGTCACTTTCTGGCATTTTTTTTAAATAATTTAAAAAATTTGTTAAATTTTTTACCTCATCTTGGTTTTTATTGTAAGAATAGTATTGAATATTTGATAATATTTCTTTTTCTTCATTAAAAAATTTAATATATTCTTCTGTATTATGAATTAAAATGTTTATATGTTTTGTATTAAGTTGAAATATTTCTGTATGTTTTCTTAAAAAATCAAATAATTTAACAAATTGTGTAAAGTAAATATCTGGATTTATATCATATTTGACACTTGGATTGCTTTTAGTTAAATCTCTCCATATTTGTTCTGCGTTATTAGTCTCATTTGATAATATACTGATGTCATTTGGTTTTAAAAATGTTATATCAAAATCATTATCAATATTATTATTTATTTCAGATAAAAAATTTGTTAATGTTTTTGAAATTTCATTTTCAATATTATCTATTTGATTATTGATATACATTTTCTTATCTTTATCATCGAGATTATAGAATATTTTTATAATTGATAAATTATTTTTAATATTTTTAATATTATAAGATTCAAAAATTTTATTGTAATTAGATAATTTAATAAGTATTTTAGAAAATGTTTCTTGTATTTTTTTTGAAAATTCGGTTTTAATAAAGCGGAGATTTTTTTCATTATATCGAATATCATCGTATAACAAATTATAATATCGTGATACAATGTCTTCTGATGATATAAATTGTGAAAATTTATTTTTTAAAATTGTATCGCGTAAAATAAGATTAATCCCCCTTTTTTTTTTTTCTTGTTTATTTTCTACAAAGAATTTTCGGATTAATTGTATATATGTTTTTCTCTTTTTATCATTTATATTAATTAATTCTTCACTTTTATTGAAAAGATTACTGTTATCAAATATTATGTATAATTGTGTTTTTAAATGAGTATTAGATTCTGATTGTATTTTTTCGTGTAATTCTATATTATTTTGATATTCCGTAAAAAAATATGTTATAATAGAAGTTAAAATAATTTTTGTAGAATTACTAAAATTTTCAATACTTATGAAATCCATTTTATCTATATAAGATATAATACATAATTTATCTTATAAAGATTAAATTAACTTTTTTATATATAGTATATCTTATATATATCAAAATGTTTTCATTTTTAAAATCTTTGAAATTACCATTTAATCAAAAAATAGTTCAGTGTTTGAGTATAATTGTAATTGTATTATTAGTTCTTTGCTTTTCAGGATTTATTAATACGGATAAAATACAACTTCCATTTGAAGCATATGAAGAAACAGAGGATCAATATCCAGAAAGTGAATCTTCAACAGAAGATCAATATCCAACAGAAAGCCAACCAGAAAGCCAACCAGAAAGCCAACCAGAAAGCCAACCAGAAAGCCAACCAGAAAGCCAACCAGAAAGCCAACCAGAAAGCCAACCAGAAAGCCAACCAGAAACTGGTACTAAAATTACAAATGCGATTGGAGCTTTAATTAAAGGTTTTTTTTAAATTAATTCAAAATTATTTTTTCTTAATTATAGTATATAATAACTCAATGTTTGGCTTTTTAAAATCAATCAAACTTCCATTTAACAAAAAATTTATCACTTGTTTATCAATTCTCGCAGTTGTTCTCGCTATTCTTTATATATCTGGATTAACTAAATACAGAACAAAACCTATCTGGGAATCTTATGAAGAAGAAAAACCAGCCGAAGATAAAAATGCTATCGATAAAGTTGCAGATGCGGCAAAAGCTCTTTTTGGTATGTAAATTAAATTAAATTAATTATTTTGAATATTTATTTTTATCTTTATTATAAGTATAAAAATAAATGTTTGCCTTTTTAAAAAAAATTAAAATCCCAAAAACAACACTTACTTGTTTAGCTATTGTCGCAATTGTACTTGTAATTCTTTATAATACAACTGACTTCTTCAATGAAGCTGCTCTTCCATTTGAACATTATGAAGATGATTCTTGTCCCCCAGAAGATAAATCTATAGCATGCAATATTAAAAGAGCATATAATATAGCAACTTCTTAAAAAATTTAAATGCGAAAATATATTATTTCTTTATTATATATATAAAGCAAAGTATGTTTAGTTTTTTAAATAAAATAAATATTCCAAAAAAAATTCTAACATGTATTATTATTACAGTTATTGTACTTGCGATTCTTTTGTTAACCGGAATTATTCCCAAAGAGAAAATATCAATGCCATTTGAACATTTTAATAATTCAGAAGAATCTCAAGGATTAGGGGATTTTACAGATACCTTAAATTTAAAAATATAAGCTGGAACTGTTTATTATAAATTAATTTAGTAATAAGTTTTAATAAAATTAATACTAAATTATATATAAGAATTAATATTAATATATCTTATTATATATTAAAATGGACTTTATAAGAAATTTCATAAATTCAATGATTTGGGGAATCGGTCTAAATGCTGGAAATGATATTTATAAAAATGTAAAAAAAAAAATTAAAACAAAAAATAATGAAAAATGTGATTTATGTAATTCAAATTTAATTCATTCACGTGATTATACATTATGTACAAATAAAAGATGTATTAGTAATAATTAGATTTTTATTCTAATTTTTTTGTAAAAAAAATTAACAAAAAAATTAGAAAAAATATTATAATGTTGTAATTTCAGTCTAAAATTATAATTAGTCCAAATTAATTTCTTTATATTGTTTGTTTAATTTTTGTTTTCGAATTTGTTTTTGATGAAATCTGTTCATTCGTCTATTTTCTGAATTTATTTGTATTTCATCATTATTTTTTTTTAACATTAATTGTTGTTTTTCTTTCATTGTTTTATATTCATTTTGTTTAGTCTTAGTTCTTAATTGTTCTAAATATTTTTGATGTTGTTCTTTATCTTGTATCTTTTTTTGAATATCATTTATTTTTCTTGCTTCTCTTCTTCTCTTTCTTTCTTCTCTTTCTAATTCTTTTTGAAAACGTTTTTTTTTAAGTATTTCTTGTATTAAAATATTATCTGTTTGATGATATAAAGATATATTTTTTTCAGTTTCAGTTTCAGTTTCAGTTTCAGTATCTTCCGGGTATTTGAATAAAACTTTATTTATAATTTTAAATTTAAGTTGTGTTTTAGATAAAATTTTCCAAAGTTGAATATCTTTAGTTATATTATTATTATTTTCAAACATATGATTCCATACATTACGATTTAAGCATACACAAGCATTTTCTATAAGATTAATATTTTTATCTAAAAACCAACGTATATTAAGTTGTTCAGTTATATCATTATTATTTTCAATCATTAAAATAAATAACAATATATAGTGACATAGTTTTTTTAATGTTATTATATCTAAATTATTTTTAGTTGCAAGTGATTTTAATAATGTATTGGTAATATAGTTTTTATAATCATCCATTTTTTCAAATTTATCAAATTGTTCAAAATTTGTTCGTAAAGATTCAATATTCATGAAGCAATGTCGTAATAATTCAAGAAATAAATCATCTCCTTTAGGTGTATTTTCAATATTATGTGATAATTGATGAATTTGTCTAAATACTGGTGGATATGAGCATTTGCACTGCTCGCAATAAAATTTATCTTCCAAATATTCTGTAATATTTAACAAATTTTGTGACAAATTTTGTGGTTCTTTTTTATTTTTCTGTGACAAGTGATTTACAGAACTAATTATATCATATCCTCTTTTTATTTCCTCAACTTGATATTTAAATCTATCTAAATGATAAAATTTATCGAGTTGTACATTAAATATAATATCATATTTCATTTCATGAAATGCTTTATGTAAAAGAAATCCTCGTGCTTGATAATGGCTATTAAATGATTTATTCCAAAAAATTTTTTTATAATTAATATCTGGTGGAAATACCGAAAAGTCAGTTCCATCATAATTTAATTCTAGTATATCAAATTGTGTAAAACTTTGATGTAAAACCGAATCAATACATTTAGATATCCATTTTCTTTGATATATATCGAAAATATTTTTATGATATACTAAAGCAGCACATTTAAATTCTATATTTCTAGTATTATTCATCTGATTATAACTAATATAGATATTATTTGTATTTTTAATACACATCTAATTATTTAATAAGAATATATTAGTTTCTGGGTTATATTGTAAACTATAAATCTCATTTATTTTTCCATTCTCTATATCATAATCAACTTGATTTGATTTTGTTAGTTGTTTTGTTTTAATTGCATTAAATAATTCATCTTCTAGTTTTGAAGTATATTGTTTTGATAAATTATATTTTTTGGATAAACTTTTAACAAAATCATGTATTCTATTTAATTTTAAAGACTCTGATAATTTTGTCCAAGAAGTTTGGTAAATTTTAATATTTGTTTGTTCAAGAATACTATCTAAATTATTTATCTCATCTTCTGTAAAATTATCTATTATTTTTCTTCCAGTAGCTAAATCTCTATATTTTTTTTTTTTGTCAACATATAGTTTTTTATATTTGTATTGTGATAAATATATAGGTATTTTATATTTTGAATCTATATTAGAAATTTCTTCATCTTTTTTAGAAAAAAAGTATCTATATTTTTTTTTCTTATTTTCTTCCTCCGTATTGATATTATATATTTTTTGAAAAATATCATGAATGGTTCCGATATTTTTTTCTAAATTAGTGCTATATATATCTTCTTTTTGAAATGTTCCTGCCTGACTTTGAATTAACATATTAATTTATTATATTATTTTATTATTCTATTTTAAGATATAATTGTTTTTATATACTTTTTAAAAAACAATAAATAGATTTTTAGTTAAATTAATCTATTTATTTATTTTATACATCTATTATATATATACAAAATGATAAATAATTTTGGATGGGATTTTGCAGCAGCAAATAGTGATTCTAATGCCGGACTTCATCCGTCTTTAGCATCCCGAAATGATTTAATAAAAAAAAATATTTCGATACAACAAAAACCACAATGTAAACAACCTCCTAAAATTAAAAAAGTTAAAAAAGTTAATAAAGAAACAAAATCTACTGGCCAAA